AGCACCGCTATCAGGAGCATTGTCCATGGATAGCGAATCGTATGTCATTGCCGAATATGGTGCGCTATGATATGGAGTGGCAATACTCATGGTATTGTCCCACTTGCCAGGTTCACCCCACATGTTCGCAGACAAGAAATTGGACGCGCCTCCAAACATGCCTACGAGGTACTTTGTCTCTTGTTTGGCAATAAAACTGAATACCGTCGCTCGGTCATTAAGCCGAATATACATGCGCTCGGATAATAGCTTAAATTCCACGTCCAGGAGCGGTTCACCGTTGCCATAATCAAACCCAGCCAGTTGAGGTGATGTACTGCTGGTCCTTGGAATTTGTTGAAGGGTAATCCATGTCGCCCCCGAGTCTGTGCTTTGCTGGATCAAGTAGTCGCCGTTTGACTCAGAGATCACCTTCCAGTAGACGGCCCCCTGCTTGACTCCAACCCATACTTGAGGAGTATCCGAAGCGGTTGATACGCCCCCCTGGGTGCCAGCGGCAAAGAACACTTTTGGTTGCGGTCGCGCCGACACGGTTACCGTCAAAGCCTGGTGGTTGGATACGGTTGAAGTCAATTCAAATTTGTTAGTGTTTGCGGACGTGTACGTGCTAGTCATGACCGAAATGCCCATGCTTCGGCTGGTCTGACTACCCCATAATGGCTGGTAGAAGCAACCTGTTTCAGCGTTTGAAGTCCAGGTCACCGACGGCAAGGTCGAATCGTACCCACCTGCCGCCGTGACTAGGGCTAATTCAGTATCGTACAGCGCATCAATTCCTGCTTGAAGGAACGCGTTGTGTGGGACACGCAACGGGGTCGAGGTCGTGTGCTGACCTTCGTAATTGTGGGCAACGTTGGTAGTTCCACCTTCGCCGTTTGTGAGAGGTCCGTCTCCAAACTCCCACGGATACCATGCGGCACGGTATTGTGGTTGAACCCGATACGGGAACAGAGAGTGCGTGGGCCACATGTAAACCTGCGCGTTATGTAGAACTTCCATCTATCCAGGCACCCAAGTTTGTCCACCGTCTTGACTGATGTAGCTATCCACGCTACTACCGGACGGCACAACAAATCGCCACTGACGCACAACCCCATCCTCGAAGATAAGAGCGGCTTTACTGGCGCTTACGCTACTTAGAACAGTCCCAGCCAAAGCGAACGCTGATCGCCCAACTTTCGTGTACGCTTTCCATGTACCGGAATCAAAAATAACAGCCATTGACATGTCAAGAGGCTTGGCGTAGTCAGCCGCAACTTGTGTTCCTGATGCTATCAATGTTTCTGTACTCCATGTGTCCTCTTTGCCGACACTACTAATATAGTATACGTCTGAGCCGCCAGCATGAACGTAATACAAGTCCATTGCGGCCTGAAAACCGTATCGCCAGTATCCATCAATATCATCAACGGTAAATGCCCCAACGGTAAATGTCGCGTCAAACGACTTGATATACCGATTCATGTAGACGTTGGTGGCGCCTCCAAACGCGACCAGTCCCCATCCAACATTTCGCGCAAAGCCACAAACTGAGCCCTGAACGACAACCGCAACATGACGAAATGATGCTCTCCACCGTTGGCGATTTTGCAATACCGCGTGATCGCTTAGGTGTGGTATTGGTGGTTGGTTTAATTCAGATGTGGTATCAACGTTGCCAAACGCCCAAGTAGCGCCAGTCAGGTACCCACCGATGCTGTTTGAGTACCCGGAACCTTCATGAGTGGTCGGTGTGGCAGTTTCGTAAAGCTGAACTTGCGCACCCACGTTTGGGGTACCAGTTAAGGTGAATACGTCACCCCATCCTTGAGCACGTAATGACTTCGACACACACAAAGGAGTGTATCCACCAAAAGCGGCACTTTGCGTCCACACGTTTCCCGCTCCAGGATACACAACTACCTCGTCCCACAAGTCTTGTGCTGGTATGGTTGCCCCTAATGGTTGGTCTATCCAGTCTTTCCAAATGCCGGTGACCGTATCCACTGTCGCCCCTTGTCCACCGAAGATAAGCGCCGGCAACGAGGTCGAGTGGTATCCATCGGTAGGAGCGGTTAGCAGTGTCGCAGTAATGCCTGGGAAGTATGCCAACATGGACTGCAATTCATAAATGGCGTAGTATCGGTATGTTGGTGAACCCGAAAATGGAACGATATGCGCGAGTGCTGGTAGATCGCACGGTCGATAATCGTTTTCCAAGATCAGCAAATCTTGCAAATAGGTTTTGTCAGACCCCGAGGTCCACCCCAAGTTGAAATCCTTAAATGGTTCCAGGATGGTAAGCGCAACCTGACGTGCAGGGTCGGATGAGTTCACTAATGAAACATCAGTTAGCGTAATGGATTCGCCGTTAGGTATGCCGCTAATAGTAATGGAGTCACAGAAATTAACACCCCAACCCAAGTCATACTGATCTACTGGATCGGTCGCTATCGGGAATCCACCTGATCCTGATAATGGGTAGCGGCATTGTGTACTATTAACAGTGGTGCCATCCGATGTCGCGCAACACAAGTCTAACTGGGGACTTGTCGAAGTTACGATAAATGGAAAATCCCAACTTTGACCAGCCAAGCTTGCATGTAACGTCACTCCTGCTGAGGCTAATCCGGTGACTTGCAAGTACCGATAAACTTCCCATACGCGCACCGCACTTTGGACTGCTAGGGTTAATGACCCAGTTCCTCCTGATGCCGCCGCGTGAACTCGCCCTCCGACTAACGATAGAGTCGTATTAGCTCCTGCCGACCAATGGGTGAGTGAGGTACACGGATCAATGTTTAAGCTAGTGGCTTTGGCTATTGTCATCGCGTCCCATTTGAACCCGTTAAACATACATCGCCAATCGGTTGCATCGTCGGGCGATAACGAAGAAAGCCAAGCCGCCACTGGGGACGTTTCGTCCAGTGCGACCCCCGGCGGCAAGTACCCATTCAGATCGCACGAGCCCAAATACTTCTTTTGGTCCCATGTTGGTCCAGCGGTAGGGTTCAGGGTTACGTTTGAAGTGTGCGAGAATTTATCCTGCACGGTCATTGTCACACCTGGGGATGGAATGTCGTTTCCGAAACATTTAGCCCTAGCGTTTAATGCAAACATAGTCGGGGCTTGCATTGCCGCCGACCCTGCCGAGTACACAGTATTGACCATGTGTGAGATCGACCACAATCCCGCCGCGTCTGCGTTGGCCTTGCATGTCATTGTGCTATCAAAATCGACCGCACACGCTAGAGTTCCATTTGGGAAATTGCTCGACCATACGGCACCCGGCACCGTCCAGGATGATGTCTGTACGACTGGGGAAGTCCACGAAGTCGTGTATAGGTGCGAGGGTTCACTACCGTTTGCGTTGAACTTTGAAAAGCTAGTGTTCGGGAAAATGTAAAGCTGATAGTCCGAAATCGTACCAATCGCGGCCTGGAGTGCGGCATCAATCACAAAGGAAATGGTAGCCGTAATTGACGACAGCGCGATTGAGCAATAGCATGTGCCACCGATGCGCGGTTGCAATGTGTACTGAATGCCGCTGGCCGGTAACCCATCCCCCTGCGCTGTCCCCCCGTAGTTTGGGAAATTAGTCCCGTCAATCGTGGTGGATGCTGATGGAATATAGCTTGTGGCCCACTCTTCAACGTCAATGTAAAACGTATAAGTGCCGCCTCGGGCACCACCACCTGTAAATGGGTTGAATCCTATGTTAAACCAGTCCGTTAAGGTGGCCGTAACCGACGGTCTTGTCGGCATTTGCGCTTCGACGTTTAACTGTACGCCACTGGGACCGGTAGGACCACCGCAACCACCAGCGGCAGAGCAGTTTAACTGCATCCCGCAGAAATTGAATTGCAGTGACCCTGAACCTGCAAGCTGGAATCCTGGATGCCCACCACCTGCGGCAGTAACTATCCCGGTTGTGTCTAGGGATAGATTACCGCTGGCGGGAAGTCTCCATGTGCGTCCAGTTAGCCAACTTGCCATTATTCTTAGATTTCAAATAACACCATCTGCATTCCAGATGGTCCAAAAGAAGTGTGTACGAATTCACGGAGTACGACGCTGGCCGTCCACGGCACTAATTTACCGTGGACGTTGGCGACTCCATGTTTAACCCCGTATCTACTCCTGCCCGTCCGATATGTGCTCGGTGGTGGGAGTACCTTGCTCTGGTTCTGTCGCGGGTGCTGGTTCTGGGGTTGCGGTTGGCTCATTTGTTTCCTCTACTTTTGGGGCCTTTTGCTCTGGTTCTGTCGCGGGTGCTGGTTCTGGAGCCGGGTTGGGGTCCTGTGCTGGTGCAGTGGAATCAATCACGACTGGCTTCCCCGACGTGTTCCATTGAATTGTTGGGTGTGCAGTTTCAGGCACTACAGTTGCCAATCCTGGTACAACAAAGAACTCTTGGAGTTGAGCAACCGTTGCCTTGGTCGCGTCCTCTAGCGTGTTTTCAAATGACTGAGCGGCAAGCCGAACTTTTTCGTACTCACCGTTAAGGAATTGGATAAAGACGATACCATCCGCCAAATTGAATCGACCTGATAGGCGGTTAGGTTGCAATGTTAGGAGTTCCATATTTATAGTGTACTCCATGTATAGTCATAAATAATGGAAAGAACCTTGTATAGGCCCTGAACCGTCGGTAAGTTGTGAGGGCCGGGGTGTTCTGATAAAGGAGGTGAAATGAGACCCGTCGCGGAATCTATCCGCGCTCTACAACCACCCCGGCAGGTGGAAAATGGGATTACCCCACCCTCTTTATGAGTATACACGATTCGACAAACCTGGCCTCCACCGAACGTCTTGAGCGTTCTTAAAGTTCTCAATCGTCTTGGAGTTTTTGGATAACGTATTTCCTCGGTCATCTTTTAATGTGACTTCGATCTGAATAGGCATTGTTGACCCACTAGCCGCCGCGCCTTGCGCTTGCCTTGTGTACCCAGCGGCAGAACCACCTTGCGGGTCTGCATTTGCCAGGTTGCGCAGGTCGTAGCCTAATGCTTGCATTTGGTGAATTTGCGCTTTTGTACCGCCGATTGATGGATGAAGAATTCCCGACTGAGACGCTTCCCGGTTGGAGAATGCGGCCCGAGCAATCCACTCGTTAGCGTGTGGCACGTTTGCGGCAATCGACATCAATCGGTCCATGTATCCGAAATTGAATTCTCGGGTAAGACCTGATAATTCCTCGACCGCTGATGCGCGTTGAGCGGCTAATCGTTTTGCTTGCTCAGGAAGAGGTCGTCCGTTGTGTTCTTTGGCGAGTTCTGCATATTCGGCGTCAATGTCGCTAATATGGGACCGAATCGTTCCCATCTGTTGCTGTAGATTGTTCCGAATCATTCCAGGAGCGCCAGGAATTAAACCTGATTTAAGTGCTGACTCCTCTGCGCGTAATCCGTATAACTTTGCGGACTCATATCCACCCATCGGGACATTGGCACGGTCAATTTCCATCCGTGCAGATTGAAGTCGTGCGCTAACGAGGATATTTCGCGCCTCAATAGACGCTTTGGAGTTTGGCTCATTGCTGAACGCATCCACCATCCGTTGAGCCGCCGCCACGCTTTCGCGTCCACCTCTGGCAATGTCTGCGTAAGCGGCACCTGCGGTGCGTCCACCGTACCCATACATTAACGCCGTGGTCGGAGCCACAGATCGCTCTGCGACACCTGTCATAGCGATTGCATACTCGCCCTTGATGTTGCTGACAATGGCGTCATATTGTGATACGTTTGCCTCGGCATCTAAATCGTTTGCTGACGCTCGTAGTCGCATCCGTTGCTCGTCACTTAATGGGTTACGCTTATTATCCGCAAGCGACCGTGCAAACGTGGCCTTTTCTCGTGCGGCTTTGGCTTGAGCCATTCCGTACACACCCGAGTTTGCAACCGACCCACTAGCCGCCGCAAATTGAGCGGCCCCAAGGTATTCGGATTGCCCGAGTTCCATGTATGCGGACGATTCGCCAGACTCAGCCTGGAAAATATCCATGCGGCCCTGTAACACGAACTGCTTCATAGCCCCTTCCGCACGTGCTCGACCCAGTGAACCCGGCATGTACGTACTTGCAAGTTCTCGCTGGCTGTTGTAATATTCTAAGGCGTCTTGCCCTGTGTATGCCGCACGAACATCTGCCGCACTTTTAGTCTTTGCTAGTGCAATGTCGTAAGGCAGTTTAGAATTAGCAATATCTGACGAATACCGCGCCTGGTCTTGTTCATGTCGCAGTTGTGGCAACCATCGCCCAAGTGCAGTGGTAATAAAATCGTGTTGCTCCATACCAGCCAGCGCAGAGATAGCGGCTTGTGGATTATCTGCCCCACCCGTCATAATCACTTGATCCGCATAACTTCTGGAGAGTTTATTGTTGTAGTATGCTCCGATCTGTCGCTCAACAAATGGACTCATAGCCATACCTGCGAAGTTGCCTATTTGCTCCTTGCTGGCGTCTTCGCGGAAGATTCCTTCGCGCCGGTTCTTGAGGGCGTTACTTGTCCAAATAGCGTCGGCGGCTTGCCACCCCGCAATGGCTCCACCAATAGCACCAATGGATATTCCGATACCAGCACCGACTGGTCCTCCAACCATTGCTCCAGGAATAGCCCCAGTAGTGCCACCGATTACCGCTCCACCTATCGCGGTGCCAAACTTAGCCCCTAAACCTATAGCCGCTTGGCCTGTAGTTTGCGGGATAACCATTGACTGTAAGTTGCTTTCCCATTCAGTAGGAATCGGTGTGCCACGGTTAATCATGGCTTGCGCAAAATCAATCTGGTTGTTAGGCAGGATGGGCACAACGCCCCCATTCATGGCGGTATATTGCTTTTGGAGGAATTTCTGGGCAATATCGCGCTCAATGTACGGGTGTAATGCTGTGCTGGATATCTTTCCTGTGATGGCACCAATAGCGGCGCCGATTTCAGGTTGACCAAATCCTGCACCCGCGATTGCTCCGATGCCAATGGCTCCGAGTTCAATTTCGGACGGGAGCATACTTTCATTGCTCCACGGTCGGCCACCGGCAATCGTTTGTGACTCAATCGCGGCCTGGTCTTCAAGAGCTTGTACGCCGGTACGAATAGCCATATAAAGACCAATGCGCGAACGGAACGCGTCTTTTCCGTCGCCTGGTTTTTTCTTTCCTGGTTTTTGAATATCCCACCAGTCAGCATCCTGGACCCCTGGAATACTGTTATCCCAAAAATCGGAACGTCGGTATTGTCGGCCAGCACTATATGTCACCTGGAGTCCACTACCGGCTCGAACAATACCCTGCTCCCCTGGTTCCCAGCCTGATGACACGTTGCCATAGTTCGGACCCATTCCGTAAGGAACAATCGAACCCCCGCCGCCGCCCGGTCCGGGATTCCATGACATAGATGGAACACCTGCCCCTCCACCTGCCCCGCCATACATCTGAGCCCCGCCACCGTACCGAACAATGGCGTTATTCATGAATTCTTGCGTGAACCCATTACTGAACGGAATACTAGCGTTACCGGTGGATAAGCCACCTCCGTAGCGCACGATGTCATTGTTTCCGTACCGAACAATGTCTCCTGACCATTGAGCGCCGCCAGGATAAATCGTAATCATCTTCCCGGCGTATACATTGGTGCCTGGATGACCTACAGAGCCCGTATCCGCCACAACTGGCGCACCTATAGTGGCTGACGCGATAGCAGGTGGTGCGCCAAGGAATGACGCCATGTCTGCCGTAGTGAGAATTCCATCCGAAGAGATGGGAGCCGCCGCCGTTCCCCCGACCGCTGATGGTGGATTAAATAGGGACGTGGCGCTAGAGGGTGAGGTTGATGCCTTACCCATATTGCCTGATGCAGATGCACTAATCGCAGAATTGCTCGGGCCGCCACCTAAATTGATGGACCCTCCCTTTTGCTTGATACGATCTAGTTGATCTTCAAGTTCCTTGAGGGCACTCAGGACTTCCTGAATACCCTCAAGCATTAACTTTAGACTAGCTGTTGACTCAATACCGTCAGGCAATTACATACTCCTTACGTGGATAGATAGAGAGGCGGGTGAGCCGTTGAACCGAGAACCGTACACGGCCACGGTGTAAACACTTGCCCAAGGTCAACTGTTTGGTCTTCCGTGGTATTGGGAACAACACTTGTCAGTGTCAGAATCCTGGTACCAGTTAAGAAGCTAATCGTGATCGCCGCCGAGTCCGCAAATGGAACATTGGTTGTCAACCTGGCCGCAAAGTCGAACTTTGCGTTGCAGGTAATTGGACCAGCATCCCACGCCGTCATCGTATTGGTACCGTTGAGCGGTGCGCGAGGTAGGTGGTTGTTACTGTATCCAATCTCAACGCCATAAATGTCGCCAGTAATGCCTGTAAAGGTCGTGTCCTGGAACATGAGTGGTCGTGTCGAGTCGAACGGAGAATAACCAGTCTGAACTGCATTGGTCTTTGTCGGTACCGTCGGACATGCGTATACGGCCTGTAATCCAACTTGCATCCCTGGCTTGATGGCAAGCGTAAATGATTCAGCTTTGGCGTTCGACAGGACGTATGTGTCTTGTGAGTTGTTACATGTAAGCGTCAGGGCTTGAGTGTCATCAAACCCACCAGACCATGCGATTCGTGTGAACCACCATGCCCAGAATGTCGTACTCATAATTTCGGTTGTACTGATGCGCACGTCATAATTAACGACGAGCCGTGAAGACCGAAGACCCTCAGCAAAGTTAGTCGCCCAGCTATTACTAACGGGGACAGGAATCACCAAGTTTCGTGGTTGAGTCAAGCTCCACGACTTGACAGGTATAGTAGACGTATTGGTCCCATCACTATGAGTGATAAACCCGTTACGTCCTTGTGCAATAGGGATGCTTGCCATGTTTTATTCTCCAGTTAAGTGTACTATAATTTGTTCCGCTACCTGTGAAATTGCCTCTTCTCGTAACCGAACAGGTCGAGGAGGAACGTGGGATTGCTCCGCATTCGCGCCACCATATTGTTGAAGTTCTGCATAAAACAGTGTTGAACCCACTGTAATGCTATCGGACCCAATAATTTCAATGTGATCGCCGCCGGGTTCGGACCATGACCGCAAAAGCGCCCCGCTTTCAATAAGGATTGCCGGGTCACTTTCGCCGTTGCGATGCCTCTCTTCCATTCTCCTCGGAGATAGAGGTAACCATACAGGATCACCTTGTTCCCAGAATTGGCTGGCAATATCTTCGTTAAGAATTTCACCGGCGTCTTTTAGAAGGTTTTCAATGGTGCAGTTGGACATCATGGTCGAAATCATTTCCGACCATCCCGTACAATCGAACTGCACCTCAAGAGTCATTAAGGCTCCACTGGTCTACCGGCTGGGGCTTGGGAAATGGCTGTAATCGTACCTGCGCTAATCCCACCTGCCGCCACGATGCCGCTGACTGCCAAAATAAGACTTCCTGTTGGGGCTGGTGCGGCACCTCCAGGGGTCAAAGCAATCGTGCCATTAGTGGTGACGTTAGCCGTCCATGTCTTACCCGTCAATACTGACGAATAATTGGCTGGGTCACGTGCCGTTCCGGTAACTGTTACCGTTCCGGTACCCGTCAACCCCGACACTGTTAATGCTGGGAACCCTCCAGCGTATAACGTGGAGTCAATCGTCACACCTGCTGTCTGCCCAGTGCCCACAATTAACTGTCGTAAGTAATTCGTATATGCGGCTCCAGGTCCAGACCCCGGGGCATCGGCATAGATATTCCACGGTGAAGGATTAACACCAGCAAACCATGAAGCACCGAGCGCAAGCCATGAAGGGTGTTGTAAACTTGCCCAATAGTTGATCGGATTTGCGGTGTTCAGATAGGTAAGATATGTGTCCAAGTTTCGCACAGTTTGACTCACTTGTGCCTGAATGATATTGTTTTGAATAGCGAATAAAAGCTGGGATAGATTTCGACCGGCCTGGGTAACACCGTCGGTAATCTGCACAAGTGTTACGCCCGAGTTTGCAAGTTGCGCTTGCAGGGATAAATCCCCACTACCTGTAATGGCAGTGGAGATTAGAGTGGCCTTGTTTGCGGCTCCCCATCCAGCATTGCGTGGTCCGTAACCGAACCCGGAACCACTGGTGCCAAGAATCTCAAGGTAATACCCGACGCAGTTATCGAGGATTGAATTTAAGGTGGTTGCTGTAATGACTGACATATTTCACTAAGTTCCTGGCAAGACATCGTAATCTGGGTTGAATTCATTGGATGCAGGGGTGCATTCTTGATCGCCAGTAAGCGAATCAGATGCCAACCCAACTTGCAATCTAAACTTTCTATCGGCCTGTTTGGAGCCAATCGAACTATATCGCACTAGCTCTGGTACCGACGTGAACCCTTTAATCAGGTTTCGCATCATGCGCTTGTAGGTTCCGTCGATGTACCTGGCGTACGTGGTTGCTCCACCTCCACCGTGCGAGTCTAGTGACACGTCCGCGAACCCTTGAACCTGCGCGTATGACATGCTCTCAATGATTGAGGCCGTCAAAAGATTTGCCATGGTCAGCACGTACGCTGGTGGAGGGTTGTTAATTTGTACGTTTTCTGGGTTGTACGGCCAGAAAAAATAGTTGGCGAGGTCGCCGTCGATCTGGCTGTCGCAAATAGAAGACGCGACCGTAAATAGATCACCTGCGTTGGTAATCTGGTTCTGACACAAAGTCTTAACCGTGTTTTGATTCGCGTATGGCATCTTAATACAAGAATACCCCCTGAATTGCGTTCAAGGGGTATTTACCGGCCATTAGAGCCCTGCGGGGAGTGTGCAGGTGATAAGGTAACCGCATTCCGAGGCGATAACCTTATTGACCCAGTTGTAGTTGTCGATGTACTTGTTGGACATTGGGTCCAACTTGCGCTCGACCACAACATTGTCCTCGTTCCAGAACCGAGCGCCATATGTCAGAACATACTTTTGCATTGGCTGAGGAGCGACGTATCCGACCCAGATATTATCTGGCATGATACGAGTGTTAGAGGTTGCTTGACCGTCGTTATTGGTGTTAGCGATTGCCTGAACGTACTTGACTTGGATGCCGAGCAAGTTCTGGGGAAGCATCAAACCGCCAATCTCGACCGTTGGAACAACGTACTTGACGCTTTCCTGGTATTGAGTCGTCAAAACGATTGCACGCATCGTGTCAGGGTGCATGACGAGCATGTTGGGACTGACACCAGCGGCAAGTTCAATGGCTCGTACCGCAACAGCAAGAGGAGTCTTCCAGTCGGCAGTTGCGGCTGTAGACAAGTCTAGAGTCGTGCTACCGGAGTTCTGACTAGCCGTATTGAGCGGACTAGCTGAACCGAACGAAATGATCTCCTGCTCAAGAAGAAGCTTCTCCTTCACGAACTGGACGGCGACAACCGAAAGATCAACTTCGTCGTCAACTTCATTCTGCTCGTCGTCATAGACGAACGTGGAGAATGCGTGTCGGTCCAAAGCATATACGTCGTTTGTCCAACCGAAGTCTGCACTGACTGACTCTTGGCGAACACCTCGGTAGGTATTCGTGTAGTCGTACAGCGTCTTATCGAATCTGAGGTAGTTACCGGTCGCCATCTTAACTTTAAGTGGCTTCCAAACCTCGTCGGCGATAAACCGGTGGTTCTTATACAGAACCGACATATTGCTCAGGAGTTTATTGTAACCTGATGCGACTGAATTAGGCATGTTTCTTCAATATCTCCTTATGCGTAGAACGGTGCCGTATCGAGTGCGACCGGAACCAAATCGTACTGTGCCGTTGTCGTGGTAAGCGCATAACCCAATGGGAAATACAATACATTAGTGCCAGTTGACTGCGGAACAACTGCCGTGTCGTTAACCAATCCCACGTTGTACGTAAGAGTTGGTGTGCCACTTGGAAGTGACATGACGCCCAAAAGGATTCGTGGCAAGTTGGTCAACGGAGTCTGCGCATTTGTTCGGCTCACGTTGGCGACGTGGAACAATCGCGTATCAGCCGTAACTGCCTCATTGCAGATCGCAGGGAAAATACCCTTCGTCACAACCGAGATCGACTTACCGCTATAAGTGGAACCCATTGCGATACCAACGATTCGGCGAGTCGGAAGACCTGCGGATACTGGAGTGGGAACGTACAGGTTGCCAAGTGCGGCTCCCTGAATACCAGCCGCAATCGCATTCGTTACGTCCGTTGCATTGCCAAGGCTTACCGAAGAGAATGCGGCAAGGGGCTGACCACTGTTAAGATTGTCGTAGTAGATACCTCCTACGATAGCGTCTTTAATTGGCTGTTCCCAAACCTGTTGTGTAAAGGCCATTAGTTAGGCACCTCCGACATGTTTCTGATACCGTGCTTCTTCAAGACTTCGCGCAATGCGACATCTTGGCCGACTTTACTTGCCTGGGCAAGTTTCTTGGCTTCACTCAAGAAGAACTCTGCGTTCTTTGGTTTACGGTCCCGGGCCTGGACAGGCTGGAATCGCTCCGAAAGACTTTTGGACTTGTGTGCGCCGTCAAATGGAGTTGGCTTTTCCTTATCTCCATCTGCATCACCCATCTCCATCTGGCCGTTTTCGTCAAGGTCTGCATCTTCGTCGCTATAAGCCTTACCGGTTGGCTGAACGTGAACGACATCACCCGGAAGCGAGTTAATCGTCTCCGTAAGCATGTCGATTAGATCGCACTTTCGAATACCGCCGGTTCCCTGACGATAAATTGACCCAGTATCACCTTCGGCTTCTTCGGCTAGTTCGACCACTCGCATACCACTATTGATGATAGTTTCGGCAAGCTTGGCAAACTGCAAGGCGGCTTGAGGAGTCAAAGCTCCTCGCTTTTCCATCGCGTTTGACAACACTCCACCAAACTTGTCAAGCTCTACGGCTCGTTTAGTCTGAATTTCGCGCAGTTCGTACTGCTTAATTTTCTCGGCAAGCGAGATATTTGCCTGTTTCGCCTTATTTGCCTCTTCCGACAAGGTAACCACTTTAGCGGCTTCCTTTTCGGCCTTAGCAAGTGCGGCTTTCAGGGTTTCAATTTCATTTGGCATTGATTGGTTACCTCTCTCGGTTGCGACCGAGAATTCCGACAAGTTTAGGACGCGCATCGCAGGTTCCATACCCTTGATGAATGGACGATTAGTGAGCCCGAGCCCAGAAAGCACGTTTTCAGGCTTACGGGTGGCTGGGTTCTCCCAGTTAAAAAATAGTTCTGACGAGCAAAAAGCAAGACTGCCTTCATCAACCATCTTGGTAATGTCTGGCGACGTTAGCTCTATGTAGGCATACAAGCCCTGCTGGTCGTCAGATAGCTCCAGCGCACGGATAAACCCGCAATCATGTCGGTCACTTTTAGAGTGCGCCTTACCCGGAGTCTCCTCTGGTGTGCGCTGTACGGGTCCGTCGATAGGCACAGGGTAATAAACCTGCGACTCGAAGTTGGATTTCAGTTCCTGGAGCAACGCTGATGTAACGATCAGAGTGTCTTCGTTACCGTCTTCGTCCTCGGAATACTTCCAATCGCCCGTTTTAAGGACTTGAATGCGAAATAACCCATCCTTATCCTTGACGGGGATATTTGATAGAAAATATATTGATTTCTGGCTATGCACTCATGATCGTGGTTTGGTGTTCTGCGTATTAAGGCCACTACCAACTAAAATTATACACTATCTTCAAAACAAGACTCATAAAACACAAAATCCCCACCTAAAAATAGGTGGGGATTCAAAGTGGGCTTAGAATTTAACGCCGAGCGTGGCAACAATGCCTGTGCTTAGTTGCTTTCCGGTATTCATTGTCACTGCCGCACCCAACGTTCCAATATAAGGAGTCTGTGGGAGCGTCCATGAGCCGGTCAATGAAAATCCTGTCATGCCCGTAAAGTTTGAAAATCGAGGATTGTCGCTAGTGGTGCCTACGATTGCTGACAAGTCGAGGCCAAATTTCTTGAGTTGGTCGATGCGTGTCATCAAAATCGGGCCGCACTGGTGAGTCTTGAAATCCATGTAGATTGCCGGTCGAACTGGAGCATCCTTGGGAATGGTTACAGTAAACGACTGAGCACTTGCGCCAGCGACGATTGCGGACATTGCGAGAAAAGTTGTAATTGTCTTCATAATTTTCCTACCTCGAATATTTTACCCTCTTCCAAGAGGGTAAAATCCACCTTCAATCTCAAACATGCGTGAAATGTTGTCTGGATTGTCGAGTTGAGTCCTCTGCTCAATCTTTTCCACCGTCATCGGTAAGCCATTTTTGATGGTTATCATGCTCAAATAGCCTTGCTTGAGCCTTCGCATTAAGAGGATCAGAGCGTATTCTGAAAGGTGCAAATGAGTCGTAATGTGACCCTCTGGAACCTCCACTGGAGATAAGACACTCTCAGTTTCGGGTTCTTTAGATTTCGTTTGGTTTGATTTGACTGTTGACATAAGCTAATTCATCCTGTGCTTGAGTAATAACGGAGCATTTGAACCGCATTCGGAACCCGCGAGATAACATTCCTTGATTTGACAATACTTCGATGTATCTCGTATCCTGAACTGGACAATATGCTCGACCGTTGGCGTTAACGTAAACGACTACTTCGCCGTCTGACATATTTAATGACATGCTCCGTTGAAGTAGGACATCTTTGATGCCAGCGGCCAGCTTTTCCACCGACCTTGCCAGCACTTCGGGTTCTGTGCCGCGAATCATTCCGTAAATATCGAATTGGAATTGAGTCAAATAGTTATTTGGCATCGAATACCAGTCGTAATCCTCGGAAATATGCTGAATCATGATGAGCGGATAACTGTTACCGTCAGGAGCCGCCTTCCAATAAGGCAACACAAATTGCAATTCATAGGGACCAGCTTCCAGTAAAAGGGCATTAATGTAGCTCTTTTGGTCTGAAATGGCATCCGCGATTGCTTGCGCGACCATTGCTGAATCTGCCATTACAGTAACCATTCCTCGCAAGTAATGGAACGATATTGGGAGTCAGGATAAATTGTCTTGATCAACCCAACAAGATCGTCGGCCTTTGTCTTGCTTTTGAATAGCATCCGTTTTCCATCCTTGGAAAAGATAACAGACTCGCCCGATGCCCAGACGACACGCACGAACCAACGCTTATTCATCGTTGCCTCTTGCGGGGGCTGAGTTTAATTGTGCGGCCCGGTACTCACGGTTCATAGCCATGAAGTAGGCGGCAACTGCATACGGCATTGTCATGATATTTGGCTCCCATAGTTTTCCGAGGTACGCATCGAATAATGCGACCTCGGCTTGAACTATTTCGTCTTTTTGTGCCCCTTCACTTCCCCAGCGGTAGGCGACTCCAACAAAAAAAGTAGCCTATCTGGGTCAGGTTCCGACGCAAATTGAACTTCTTCAAAAATTGCTTGCGCCATGAGCGGTGATAAATTTTCTACCGTCGCTCGATCCATACCCGTTGAGGCCATGATTAGCTCTAAGTTCATCCGTGATTGATCGAGCCTGAACTCTCCCTGTGACACAGTTGTCGACACCCGCGCCGCTTCAATTTTTTGACCGTAGGTGTACGGTTTAATATCGACTACTAGCTCTTTTAGGGAGCCGCTGTCACGTGCCGCCTTGAGCAAATCTTCTTGATTTTTGACGTACGCGTCGGTGTCAAGCCCGGACTTCTTGGCAAATGCCACACTGCGCTCTAGGCGCTCTCCGGTAGGAAGAACCGCAAGTCTTCCCTTATCGTCTTCTATATACTGGAATTGGACTTGCATTAGTTGTCACCAAACCCAAACGCCAGGTGCTTGCAATCGCTTACTAGCCTATCAGTAACGCTTACGGACAACCTAAACTGGTCAAGTCCGGTCTGCTCCATTGAAAAAACTACAATCGCGTCATGAAGAATAGCGATTTCAGTGTCTCCGTCCATCATTGGTCCTTTTCCGTTTGCGGCACGATTGCGCTTAACAATATCGACCACTGCACTAAGAACTGTTCCAAATCTTTCTGTATTATCCATGCCACTTCCCTACAAGCGTATCGCTTGCTACTTTCTGAATCAATCGTGCGTCAGATAGCCGACGCGCCTGTGTCGAATCTCGCAAGATGGATAGGATTTTCAATAATGCGCCCACCATTTGCTGATTTTGTTTGCAAAGTGTTTCGTGCCCAGGGTGCCCACTCATTGGCTGGCGACACGCCTTGCACTTGAATTCAGATGCGTCCCGCTCGGATAAGACTACTTCTTGTTCATTTTCCATCTTTACTCCCCGTCTGGTACTCCCCGGTGCAAGAACCTTCCTTGCTCTGGATCAAACCATACAATCAATGTACCTTCGCTGACTCGCCAAAGCGAGATTTGCATGGGTTTTGACTTCAAAATATCACCCACTTGTTCTATAACGTAGGGGACAGCTTCTTCAAACGTTAGATTTTCCATTTACCCTCAAGGGGGAGCCGCACCTGCCGGTTCCCCTGAAATTTCCTGCTGGTTTGTCGGGTCTACCGATTCCGGTGAGATAATACCAAGACTTCCAGCCTTTTGAATCATGTACGGGATACCTACACTTTGAAGGATATAGGCCCAGTCAATTCCAATCTGGTTACCGTTGCCGTCCATAAGTGGTTTACCGGATGCCGCTGACTGAATAATTGCCGTCATAAGCATGAGGCTTGGGTCCACGTCAGGTGGCTCAAATTCAATAACGATAGGAGGAGCACCGTCCCCAAAGTTCAAGCGATTCCAAGGGGCCAGAATTTGCTGGTCGATAACCTGCTTGAGCCCGTCGAGACGAGCATTGACCTGGCGCAAGAACAAGTCGATCATGGACTTTCCTAGCGTGTAGGTTCCTCGATCTGGAGACTCGCTGGTTGCATATCCCGGGATACCGAACGACGTACGAATCATGTCGTTGATATGCTTAATCATCTCCACGTAATGTTGGGCACCGTCACCCTTCACTTCCAGGAGGTCGATACCCCAATATTCCTTGCTTGTCTGCGGGTCAAACTCAGATGCGTACGCGACAGATGCTCCGGAGTCGAGCCCGTCAAGAATACCCATCATGATGTCTTTGTTATCGACCCTCTGTGGAATACCATTGGCGTCCACTTGGCCCGTAGCAGTAAATCCTGGACGGAATTTACCTACTTTGTATGGCGCACCATAAAGGTCAGCCCACTTAGCCATGTCGTCGTACAGACGCTCCGCTAGGCGTACAAATGGGATTGAAGACTTTGTTTGGGCAAATCCGTACAAGGAGTCGAATTCACGGTCGTTGACGTAGTGAACAAGCTTTGAAGCTGGAATGTCAATTCGTCCCGCCATCGCTGGAACGTACTGTTTAATTCCTCCAAAGTCTCCTGTGAATGGGTCAACACACAAAATTGTGTCGCTGGGATCGAAGTATACAAATTTCTTAAATCCAACTGCGTAGGGGAAAATATATTCTTCAATCCCCGAGTCTGACTGTGACGTGGAAGTCCGGACATTGTACTTGTACTCTTCGACTTTTTCTGCGACTTGATTCCCAAATTGCAATGCTCCCCGTGTCAGGTTTTCGGTTAGCCCTCGTATGTGGGGCCGAACCAATACTGCCGCCAACTGGACCGCTTGGTCGTTAGGCGAGACAAAATGGCATCCAGCACGGCTAACAGCAGACACTACAACATTAACGCAATCGCGCAGAACAGGATAAAAGCGGACCTTATCATACGTGTCATAGTCAACCTCGTCGTATCGAATTGCAAGGGCCGCATTTGGGCCGTAAGGCATCTTGACTGCGCCCTGCGATGGAGAAGTAAATCGTGCTTCGCCAGTACGACCAAACTGCCTTGGGTCGATTGCGGCACCTCCTCCGAGGTAATTCGCAAACGACTGTGCCATTTCCGCAAGTCGAGCCTTGACGCCCTGTGGAGTTTCTTTACTGGTAACCGGCACTTGAAATGAATTAGTCTGTGCCAGTGGTGCCGCCAGCTTGTTCTGTTGTGATTTCGGTGAATTCCGCATCTTGTACTTCCATTTTAGCATCCTGACCCTGGATTGCCTTGATTGTCTCCTGAATCATTGATGAAACTTCTACATTGACAGTGACACCCCCGGCCACCGGACCAAAGTTCTCCCGGTCAAATCTTTCAAGTAGCCATGTAGACGCTCTCCAGTCGCCTAAAACTTCCTCTTCAATCTCCATCGTCCCCTTTTCGCTGACGACGGTTTTCTTCTTGACCTGTTTGACCCCCGCCGACGCAATGCGGTCAAGGTACATTTCGACTGCTTCTGTCTGAGCCTTCGCAATCTTGTCTGATAGTTCCTCGTGGTGTTTGCGTACGTAATCGAAGTCCTTCCTACGCACCCCTGCCGACGCGCACGCATGGCCGATAGGCATACCACGTGATATTAACTCTAGGACAACGTCCATGCGCCCCAAGAACTCTTGCGGTAACTTGGACCCTGGTGGGTGCAACCTTTCCAGGTCTAAACTAGGGTTCATTTTGTACCGCCAGTCCACATAACCCTACAATCGTGTAGCACGACACAATATCGACGCAACCGACGATAAAGAAACCGGCTCCAACTTTGTGCTTGAGATATATCCCAAGCCACATGAGTAGCGCCGACGAAATAAGAGACACGTAGGATAACTTTTCTGCCCACGGCTTCATTCTGCATACTCCGCTTGTAGATATGCAATGATTTCCCCGAGAATGGTCGCACGAATCGCCGCCGCATCCCTTACGTACTGCGGGATAGGAACCGGCCCCTCTTCTATGTTCCATTTCCTATGGGTTGCCAATGACTCCGCGCAAGCATCGAAATACAAATCGGACAACTTCTTAATGTAATTCTGAACTTTCTCTTCCATTTTTCAATATCCTCTCCAAGTCTTCCCGGACCATATCGCAGATATGCGCCTGCCCCATAGAAATCCCAAACATAAGATCGTCGGCAGGATTCTGTTTCTGCGTAATCCTGTAAAGAAACTTCATTTTTGCGATTAAATTCTCTATTTCCTTTTCCATACATGATTATGCAACATGAGAACACGAATCTTGAAGAAAACGAAGAAAAAAACTTGACAGATCGGGTACGCTAGATCGGTTCCACGCTCCCCTGATAGCAAGAGCGAGACGCCGCAGACAACGAAATCTGGAAAGACACAGGAAAAGAACCAGTCTGAAAGAGGGGAACGAATTACTCTTATTGTTCTTGTCTCCTAAAATGAATCACGATTAACTTACCTGCGCTACTCTTAGTTAGGATGGAGTGATAACCTCGTAATAATACTAGGTAACTAATTTGTAAATCTATTGCTTTTCTAAATCTGGATCGGGGTTTGGAACTGAAATTGGAAATTGGTTTGGTTTTTCATTGAATGACCTATAGGCCCCTCCCCAAAATCGCTCCACTGTTACCCTCCCCCTAGGGTGCTTCATATGTGAACGGGTGAAAATGTGTAGGGGTAGCTGATACTTTGCGCTCTCCTTAAAGGTCATTCGTCTCGGTTAAGACTGTACTTTGGGGTGAATCGAGCACGATGCAAGTGAGAATTGAGGCGATAACGCAAGCTCGGCGGCATCCGATAGGTAGGAACCGGCCAAAGTAGGTAGTTGACACTCTATCACTGTATATGATATGCTATCCATGATGGTTACTTTACTGTTGTGTGTGGTGCTGGGCCTCGCTATTGGTGCGGGGCTTGTGCTCTTGGTTACATCTGTCGGGGACTCAGGGGAATGAGCCGCAAGCATTACGTTTTAATCGCTCAAGCAATAGGCTCTATTGCTCGTCTCTCTGCTTCTCATACGTCGGCCATGCTTGTGCTAGTGGACGTGTTATGCATCCAATTCAAAGCCGATAACGCAGGATTTAATGAAGCTCTCTTCCGTAAGGCATCGGGAGTAGATAGGGTTTAACTATTCGTCGTGGTTTGTCCGGGGAAGGGCGCGAACCCTCGGAACGTTAGCGCAAGGGAAACAAAAATGTCTGAATTAAAAGACCGTGAACTAATGTTTGCGGACGTTTTATATGTGCAGTGCGAAGGCGACTTATTAGTGCCTGCTGACAGGTACTACTCTGGTGAAGCTCTAGTTGACTGGCTAAAAGGCTGTGCAATGGCTCCTGCATTCGCATCTTATTGCGCTCAGAGTCTAGGGGTGAAACATACCGGGGTATCGGGGGTTCTACATTTTTTCGCTGATAGCGGTACATTACGAGCATGTGATTATCCGGAACCGTTGCCGTTTGTGGCGACCACCGAAGGCTGGGAAGTATTCCAAGCTGGGGTACGTCAATTCTGCGACGGGATGACAGACGAAGAGACTAATCGGGAGTTGCATCTGGTTTCTGCGTACTTTACTGAGAGAATGCGTAGAACTACGGGGAGTTCGGTCACGCAGGAAGATATTTGCCCTTGCATTGACTGCACTAGGCAGAATATGCGCCGTCGTCAATACCGAAGGCGTCTGACTCGTAACTTGTTAGATATGCGGGTCTACCGTAACCGGGATCGTGCGGAAAGGCTGATAATGGCGCTTTGGGGCAATTATCGCTTTCATCTGCGACATGCGCTCATCAGGGACTTCTTGGAACAGAGTGCGAACGTCGTGGACTGTCGTCCATTGGAGTGTTACCTATGGAAAGCTGAGGCGGTTGACGTATACGTTGACGGGGGGTTTGTCTGGCTACCGCTTATCCCTACTAACCGACAAGTCCGGGACATTCAGTCATGTTACTCGGAGCTGGGCTTCGAGGTATGGTGGAGTGCGGGTGGCGGGTGGGTTGTTGAACCACGCCACGATGAGGATGATGAGAATGACGACGATGATAACCAATCTAACTACATTCCTGATTATCATTCCGTCTCTCGACCATGGCGCAGGCGAACTATTCAACCGTACGAAATGGGAATCGAGGTCGAAGCATTCTGCGATGAGCGGGGCGCATTGGCGGCTGATGTCTGCATAATCACGTCGGCATTTGACGAGCCTTGCCTCGCTGAGCGTGACGGGTCATTGGACGGCTCATACGGTATCGAATCGGTTACACCGCCCACATATCTTGAGGACGCTAAGCGGTTAGCGGTTGAACTGTCTGAGGCTTTGCGCACTCATGATGCTAAGATTCCTAACAATGAATACGGGTTGCACGTATCAATATGCACTCATGAGTGGTCCATATTGCATCTTGGTAAGTTTGAGGCATTTCTGAATGTCAACCAAGACGTGTGTGAATTGATCGCGCGGCGCGCACGCAACCATTGGTGCCAAACAGTAGAAGGGGGATTCACTGGGCGCATTAAAAGGTTCAAACGACATAGCAGATTTGACAAGTCACGCGGACATGGCATGATACGGGAGGTACTGTCGTCAACGTCGGGGCATTATGATCTAGTTCAACTAGGCTCAAGTGGTCGTGCTGAAGTTCGTATGTTTCGGTCATCCACTAAAGCTATTAACCTCGTGGGTGCTATCGAATTTGTTCATGCCGTAGCCTCCTACACTCGTGATTGCTCGGTTAGCCAAACGGCTGATGGCGGGGTGTGTGATTTACCGGCGTTTTGGCGCTTCTGCTGGGAACGTCGCAAGCGGGATTATCCTAACCTATTCAAATATGCCTTGGAGTGTGGGGTAGACACCTCGCTCCCTATTCGTAATGATCGCCTTGAAAAGATTCAAAAATCTGGAGTTGTTGCTTAAAATGTGTTTAATCATTTCTTCTCAGCCTATCGAAGTTGCTGGTAAGCCTTGCGTATCTCTGGAGACTATTAAGTCGGCTATTGCGGCCAACCCTCATGGCGTCGGCGTAGCGTGGGCCGACGGGCGCGTACACGTTAAAAGGCGGGTTCGCGCTAACGCTGAAACGGTACATAAGCTGATTACCTCCTTGCATGAAGCCGGGTTCGCTTGGACGTTTCATACTCGCTTTGCGACTCATGGCAAAGTCAACGAAGCTAACACTCATCCTGTTCAGTTATCCGACGAAGTGGTCTTGTCACACAACGGGATTTTGAGCGGGTACGGTTCTACGGAGGTGTCTGATACTCGTGAGTTTTGCCGAGTTCACTTGCGCGGTATTCGTGCTGATGCGGTCCACGATCCTGAGACTATCGAACGGTTAGAACGTATGGGTGTGATGCGTGGCTCTAAGTTCGCCATACTCTCGCACGATGGCCGTATCTCTCATGTCAATAAGGATGCCGGTTATAAGTGCGACCTTACCGGGTGTTGGTTCTCCGCGTATGGTTACGCATATGGGCAAGAGTATGATGCTTTCGACTATGGGTGGAATCATTCGCCCAGCACACCTATGTCGTCGCGCACCAATACCTCATGCGCCACCCGTAGGCTCGTGATTAAGCATTACAAGGCTGAGGATATTCTTAGTGCCGCAGATTGGGCGCGTATTAAGTCAGGAGAGATAACACTGGACCTTGCCTGTGAGTGGGCGGCTGATGATTATTTATTAGACTATGACCCATTAACGGGGTTATTCGTAGACCGTTACTGGTACTGGGATAACATGTCCGCGACCGGCACCACCATTAACCGCTACTTGGAAGATAAAGCCTCTGAGAGTCTGGGGGTAGAACAGGAGCGGCATACTGACTCATTACCTCCTCTTGAGGACGGTTATATTCTCGTTGCGGCGAATTCGCCATTGGTACCGATACCTCTGGAGTGGAAGTTTACTGGCCCGGCGTTTACTCGATGGTACGCATCCACCGCTTCCGGGGGCATGACGTGCAAGCAACTATATGAGGCATCCGGGGCGCGTTACGCAATGCCCTGCCAGTCGGCCTCTGAACTTGTCAAGAGTAGTTAACTATCGGTCGTTTCTCCCCTCGGTTTTGGCTGAGGGGATTTTTAGGTACCTAGTCTCTGGTGCGGACTAGGTTAAGGTGAATAAGTGAAAATAAGAAGTTCAGTATTGGAACGTATACCCCCATTTAGTTGCCGGGTTCGGGTTCTTGAAAGTCGAGTTGATGAGGCTTGTAAAGCGTATGTACTCGCAAGGTCGCGGTATCTCTTGGCGGTCGCTAATGGGGAGAATACGGCGGTGCTACGTCACGCGGTTAATATCGCGTCTTGGACGTTAGCGAGTCGTAAGAAGTCTCTACGCATCATGCGAGACTGTTTGAGGTGGTGGTGACGTGGCGAACGGTCACTCATGCCTTATGGTTGGCGCTCCTTGCGTTCCTTGCGCTCGTGACGGTCAACCGGCTACTTGCGGCTGTTGTGGACCGTCTCCCATGCTCTGATTACCGTCAAGGTCAATAAGTAATGCCCATGCTTAGAACTCTAAGCATGGGCCTTTTGCGCGTCCGTGGCTATTCGTCGGCGAATGGGTCATACTCCTCGGTCGCAGTCGCTGTAGTGCCCGATGACGTGGAACGGTTACCGGTGCCTGTGTTAGCGGGGTCCCCGTCATCGTCACGTCTCTCTAGCCCATTAACGCTATCTGCTACCAATTCCCAGATACGCACTTCCTGCCCGTCTTGCGCGGTCCACTTGCGCTCTTCCATCCGTCCGGTGGCGCTTGCCAATTTACCCTTCCGTAAGTAGTCACCGGCGTACCTCGCGGATTGCTCCCAGCATGTAACGCGAAAGAAGTCAGCGGTCGGTGATCCCTCCTGACGCTTCCCGCGGCGATTCACGGCTAGGGTGAAGGAGCAGGTGGTTTTGCCGCTGTTCGTCGTCCTGACCTCTGGGTCCTTCGTCAGTCGGCCCACAATACTAATATTATTCATCTTTGGATTGCCTCTTCTTTGGATTGCTGGCCCCTTCTTTGGATTGCTCGGGGCCTTCTTTGGATTGCTTACGGCGTCTTTACTTATATTGGGGAGTATGGTTCATCATAATCGCCAGATGCTTGTAAATTGCGGGACACTGCCTCGCGTTCTTCGGCGTCATCCTCGGGGGTACGCGTTAAGTCTGGGTATTTATCCTCTCGCTCTCGCGCAGTATCCCGTGTTATACTTACTGGTCGTGGTTGAAATCTCATTGTCTCCTCTTTGGACTGCTTGAGCCCTTCTTTGGATTGCTATAGAACTTGATCGCGCTCTTTGAGCATAGCTCGGGCAATATCGTAGGAACGTTTCGCAATATCCTCGACGCTCACCCCTTGCAGTGTTGCGGTTCGTAGCCGGTCGGATAGTACCGTGCTCAGGGCTTGCCCAGCAAAGTAGTCCAGTAACGACATGCCCTGGGCTTCCCATTGAACCACCTCATCGTTCCTGTCGAGCACTCGCCCAACAGGAAACGCGGGTCCGCTCATTTGACACACCCATTAACCCTAAAACTCCGTACAATAATGTCCATTCCATTCTCCTTGGCCCATGCTTTTTCCTTTGAGTAGCGATAATACGAATGCACTCGCTTTAGCTGGGATAACACGATTATGTCAGGTTTGGTAGCGATAACACAATCCCGATTTGCAAATCCAATCTGGTTTAACAGCCTAGTGTTTTCGTGTGGATCAAACTTTGCTCTGGTACGCCATTTATTCCACTCGCTCATTGAGAACTCCACGTGCATCCAGTCGCCGGTCGTGCCTGAGTATTCTTTGGATTGCTTACTGACCACTAAGCGCCTCCATATCGTGCCGCTCTTGACATGCGACATGGTACACGTCCGGCAACGGGTCATTGTCTCCATAATTCACTGACACGACCGCTAACTTGTTGTCTATGTCAGCATAGGAAACGAATCTCCCGTAATACATACACCAAAACTTCATCTCAATTCTCCTATAAGCGTCACTGTCTCCCCGTCCCGCAAGATATGATCGACGTGGTACTTATTTGGATTGGTCAGCGTCTTTATGAACATGTCTTGCGTCGGCCCATCCACGTACAAGGCATGTTGGTTGAGCCATAACTCATGAATATGGGCGTCTTCCGGGTGCGTGACGGGTTGTAGATGTGGCCCTGCACACTGCCATGCGGATAGAAGCACCAAAGCGGTGGCCAGTGACCCTAATGCAAATGCTTTATGTTCAGGAATCATTTCGTTTCTCCTTGTCTCAAGTTCTTTGAGACGTAAAGATCACCTAGAGACCCTATTACAGAAAAGTTATTGAATCATAGTAAATCACAGTTAAGAATAAGAACCTTCCTTATTCTAATTAGGGTATTCACTTTGGATTGTAAAATTCTGCTTAGAAGTTATTAGGGATCAATAACTAACGATTCAAAATCTACCACCGATTTGCCTGTCTTTGGATTGCTTCATTAAATATTGCTATGAAATTAGCAAACATCAAAATGGTTACCGTAACCTGAGTGGTGATTGTATATAGTTTATCAGAGTCGCTATCAATAGTGCGCAATCAACTACTGATCGTGATATAATGATAGCAGGAGAAACGACATGAAAGTAAACGATTTCTTGGTTATCGGTAGTGGCCGACGCGCTACTCGCCACAAGATCACCGATATCACCAACCATAGCATCCGCATCATGCCCTCACTCAAGGGTGCGCCAACTTCTCAAGAATACTTGCCCGAGCGAGTGATTGAGGCTATGCTGACGCGAGGAGCCGCTACATTGTTGGCTGAACCAGTTATGGCGGCATCTGAGGCAATCCTGGGAGAGTTGCGACAGCGAAACGCGTGGGCGAGAAGTGTGGAAGGTAACGTGCTCACTGTTCACGGACAGGCTGTAGACGTTATGACGTTGAACGAGATTATTACCGTGCTATCCAAGCACATGAGGGAGGAAGAAAATGTCGATGTTCAGTCAAATTGCGCATACGGGCCTGACCGATGATGGTGGCTACATTGTCATTGACTTTGACACTCATATGGTTGGCACTATTGAGGCAATACGCGCCGCTCGCTTCCCGCATCCCAACTTGACCGTAGTCCGGGTTGACAACCCCATCAGACTTACGCAACGACGACCAGCCACTCAACCTGCGCCCAGAAAGCCAGTGACCCCAAAAAGGCGGTCCATGAAATTTAGATTGGACTTTTATTTCAGCCGTCAGGCTCATGATGAACTACTGGAAAAGCTGACCGCCTCCAATAAGCTCTACCTAACCCAAACCATTCCTATCGAGGGCACGAAAGCAACATGGATCAAGGTGTCATGGAACGAAGAATGAAGCCTCTTTATGATCTGTGCGCCCGTTGCGGCTTGCTGTTCTTTTATGCGGCTGGCACCACTAGAACGCACTGTAATAAGTGTGAGGCCAGCACAAACACTAGACAGAAGCCTATCAGCTACCGTCAGATGCGCGTCATCATCCGGAAACAAACACAAGGAGACATGTAATGTTAGATTTGAATTTTGAACCCATTGAGGGGGACGTAAAGGTTGTCAGGGATGACGACCGTAATTTCGCAGTCCAGCGTTATGTTGCGGTGGACATTAAAGAGTCAGGAGCCAGAGGTGGCAAGAAGACCGGCGAGAAGCGGCTGGAGTGGAAAACTCTTGGGTACTTTGGAGAGCGACCCGAGTCATTAGTGGCGGCGGCAAAATGCGCACTTGCGGCAGGAGCCAATGGTCACGACACCCGCGAGCTAGTCGCCAGCATCGAACGCGCCGAACGCAGTATTCGGCAATCAATCAAACAGTTACTTGAAGGAGGAAAAGCATGAAACCAGTAGAACTAGGATTTGTATTAGTCACCGATAAGTCGCTACCGACGCATCCGTCGTGGATGGTATGGTCCCCGTGGAGTAATAATTGGGTGAGAACGCGCAATCAAGTAGGTGAGCGGCAAGGAGATATGACTTACGCCAAGCCCATCGTAGACGGCTACGAAGTGGTGCAAGATCAAGCCCTCGTAGGTCAAAAGGATTGGCTGTATTTATCTATCGGTGGTACTCCGTCCCCGGTATGCGCGTTACTCGATTGCACCATTCCTAATGACGTCTGGGCTAAGGGGGCGCGATTCTTGAAACCTATCGAACCACCGAATAATCCGGGGTCAGTGATGGTAGCTACTATCCAGAATAACATGGAGGAAAAGTAATGCCTGTCAACCCACTCTATCTTAACCCATCACTATACTGCACCACCGACGAAGCTTGCGCTATCCTGAGTATCACCAGAAGTGGTATTATCCAGGCCAGAGATAAGGGCAAGATCGACACTGTAAAGTTTGGTTCCACAATCATGTGGAACCGCGAATCAGTTGAAGCATATCGCAAGACACGGGGAACATTCCCCGTCTACACTCCAGGAGGAAGCAAATGAACAAACCACAGAAACGCTACGCGCTCTTGATGCCTCCACCGGCATTCATGAAAATGGTCATGGGTGACACGGGGTGCACCAACCCAAAGAAACTGCCACGTAAGGACGCGAAGCGCCTGAGTCGAGTCGGGAGGTAGCTATTTCAAACTAAACCCCTTATGGGGTTCAACACGATACCCTTCTTGGGCCTTGCGGTAATTTACAGCCGCAAGGTCCAATTCTTGCAAACTGGAGTACCTGTAACCGGTGGGTAGTGGTGGCGTCTGACCTGTCAGTTTCTTTAACCTGCGCACCTCCGACCTGGCCGACTTTGTTGAGATTGACGCTATCTCTGGGTCTTGGCCGAAACCGATTCGGTGGGAGATCAAGTAATTGCGTCGGTGCATCTTGCGGTGCTCGGCGTCAGGCATTGCCACCAGTGACGCGGCTTGATCCTCGGTCAGTGTGTACGGTATGGCGGCATCTATCACCTGCGATAACCAAACCGCTTTGCGTCTACCGATTTGGATAAGCGGAAAGTTCTTGCGGCAAAACGAACGGACAGTTTCCAGGTTTGCCCTCTTGAGTGCGGCCACCTCACGGAATGTTAAGAGGCGGTCATTGGGGTATATCGGGTACCGTGATCTCTGTGGTTTATTTGTAGCCATTATAAATTAGAACAGCCCTCCTTTGGTGAGGAGGGCTGTTTGTGAACACCATCAGACCGAGTAACTTATGTATTCTACCATCTTCCAGAGTTCAACATGCCATGCGAACCCCCGGGCTCTCCAGAATGTTTGGCTTGCATGAGGTTACTGTACTCGATCAAGCACTCTGCGGCATCTTGCATATTACGTGCCGGTAGGTGCGAATCCTCAATCTCGCGGAGATAAACGTTCGTGTCGGGGGTTAACCCGATAGGTTTCAGAATCTCTGAATCCATCCCTGGGAGTGAAACGTATATAATAGAACCGCTCGGTCTTTGGTTGAAACCAAGCTGAACCCTCGCATTCCTTTGCCAGCCACCGGTCGTATCCCACTTGAGGCCAATCGTGCGCTCCAGGTCTGCCGAGAACTGGTGCGTGTGGCCTGAACCGACTCTGTGAATTTGTTCGTGAGGATGCAAATTGCGGTGCATAGTCAGGAGCCTATCCTTCACGTCGGAAATAAACCGAGGTGAGTTTGGCGATATGTTAGAGTGACCGTAGCCGTGCATGAAGAGTGCATTGTGTGTGCCCTCGTATGCCAGGTTGACAATCGTTGCATCCATTGACAACGTAAAGTCAAGTCCATGAATATCCTCGCAAATGTCCTTGACCATTAAGAACAACTGACCAGCCAGTGGGTGACCATTTGTGTACTCATGATTACCTCGCATCCACCGAATAGACACCGGCGCATCTGTAAGTTCACGCAAGGCAAGCATTCTCCTTCGAAAATGAACTGCCCCAATCTGACACTGCGACTCTGCATTGGAAACGGTTACGTCTAGGTCTTGATTCTTATAGATACCTCGACCGGCAACGTAGTCGTCACCCCATACAAGCTGGATGCGCTCAGGAGCGTATTGCTTGATAACCTCAAGAGCCTTAATCCATGTCTGATGGCATGAACTCAAAAGGTGATTAGCGTCTGCATAGTGAACGTCAGATTCTCGATGCGTGAGCAGACCACCGGTTCTTTGGGTTGAGTCGGCATGTTGAGCCCACGTGATTTGACTGCGAAGGATCGCGTTCTCTTCCTCTAGTTGGGAGATATACGCGTTTCGGGTATCAATGACCGCCGGGTGCATTGCCGCATTCTCGTGGGAGAATGGAGGGGTCTTGGAATTGACTCGCGTAACGTGCAAATGCAGACTGCGAATCTTGAGCCGAATTGCGTCGTAACTTCGACCCTCGAAATGCCCTTGGATGGTGGGAATATCAAGACCCAGACCTACAAGCTCCCGGAGGAGCTTGATGTCTTCATTAGTCCATGCTGGCTTCATACAGCACTTCCAGTGGTCGGTGTTGACGTACCTTCCAGTACCGCCGTCGACACCCCGGCGAGATAGGCCGTGCCAGCTAACGGCGTTTCACTTGGGGAAAGGCTGTACTTAGCCTTGACCGTTATCGCCATCGCTAGGACAATAGTGGCTATCGCGTTTGCGTCGATGGGTCCGTTAATACCCTTATAAGCCGTTAAGCCAGCAATGAGTGCGTAAAGGAACACTTCAAAAGTCACTCGTTTCATATTTCCGTTTCTCCTATTTGCTCTGCGCTGAGGGGTGAGTTAGGAATGCGGTCACAATAGCCGACATTGCTCCAGCGACAATCCCGCAGAATGAGCCCATGATAGATGCGCGTCCTTGCATGGAGGCAACATCTGTTTCTACTTGTCGTAAGTTGGAGGTTCGTTCCTCCATCTTGGCTACCTTAACTAACAATTCTTTAATGTCAGCGCGAATCTCCATGATAGCGTTCATGGTATTGAACCCTTCGTGCTCGGGAGCCATTAGTATAAGCCTCCCGACCCGCGAATGATATTCATGTCCACGTCCAACCCGAGGAGCGTGGTTTCGCGTTGCTGTTTAATATCCCAATCGTCGTAGTACAGAGAATCCGTCCAACCCTTTGATTCGGCAAGCCAGCGGAAGTCGATCAGCTTGGCGGCAGTAAGAAAGGCGAGGGTTTTCCCTGAACCGTACGCTCCTGGCCTGAAACCGCTTGCGCGGACAACCGAAGCAAACGCCACAAAGTCTAGGTAAATGGGTCGGTGTAGATCGTCTGAGGTGGCATCGTAATCGACTGACCGGTAGATGACTGTGCCCTTTGGGGCCTGTAAATTGGTCAAATGTTGGACCGATAAAATGCCAGCGGCTCGACCTTGCGATTGCCCGAACGAATCTACCGTGTTACCTGCCTCGTAGACGTGACCCACCTTTAGTCCGCATGAGTGCAGTTCCGTGATTTCAGCCGCAGTAAACGCTTTATTGGGAAACTGCTGAGTGTTTTGGGTGTACTTAATAACACCCTCAATTCCGTTCGTGTCAAGTTGCTTGCCCAACCCCAAAACAGACGAGGTTGTGTCAATGGCAATACTCAACGTTGTCAGTCCTGTGGTTACCATATCTATAGTTTACAATATTCGATCAATAGTCGTACCAGTTCCCGTCAGCCTGATGATCCTCTTCTTCGTGGACGTATTTGCTGGACCATTCAAATCTGGGGAGATCATCGGGGCCACGGTAAACCTTGTAAGCGAACCCTTCACCGTATTCCCCGAGGTTGGTCTTAATGTGCGTAGCGTTACAGTAACCCTTGCGCTTCTTATCCCATTTAATCTGGAGGCACGTTCGGTACTTTCCGACGATAGCAATAGACCCAAGGCCAGCATAAATTGGATTGGAGTCTCCATCCTTAGAGCCGTTGCCCTTGTGTAGGTGACGCAAGCAAATAATGCAAGCCCCTGTCTCTGCGGCGATTTTCTTGAGGCCATCCATAATCATGTGGACATTAATCTTTGCCCCTTGCACACCGGATGCGGCCTCAATAAACGCCGTAATAGGGTCGATCACCACTAGCTTCGCTTGAGTCGCCTTGATCTTGAGTTTCATGTCCTCTAACCCCTGAAAGTCTAGCGGTACCACTTCATCCTTAATGGCGATGCGCGTCAAGTTGCCTTGGAGCGCCATGAGTCGCGGAACCGTCGTATACTCCTTCGCGTCCTCGGTCGCATACAGGAGAACATTGATGGGTGGGGACTCAGTGTGTAAGGCGGGAATGGATGCCCCATTAGAGGCTACACACGCCATTGCCGCCGCAAGGAGCGACTTGCCGATACCTGGGTCACCTTCGATACCGGCCAGCGTCCCAAATGCAAAGTACGGCTTAAAGAGCCAGTCCACCTTTGCTGGGGTGACCTCGGATGCCCACACAAACCCTCGCACTTCGTCGTCCGGTAAAAGGTCATGACGCGGCACGAATTCGTCGGGCGTGTATCCCGCAATCAGATGGTCGTACGCGTCATCCTTCTCTCCCTCAGTCTTTGAGTTGACAATGGCGCACGGAACACCGGCCCGAGTTAACTCCAAGCTGACACGCTTTGCGAAATCGGTTGCTGGTGCATCCCGCTGGGCCACGATGACCACCGTGGCCCCTCGTAGATGGTCGGCGTAGTACGGCTTCCATTGTGACTTCTCGCCGTGTGCAAGGCAGGTCGCCATGAATCCACGCTCCAGCATGGCGTTCGCGGCCTTCTCCCCGTTGCAAAAGTACACCGTGCCGCCACCCTTCGCTTCCTGCATGACCCCTGGTAGATTGTAAAGGCAGTACACCTTTAATCCTAGCCCAGCGTCCTCCGGAGTCGGGTATCGAAACTCACCCTTCTTGAGTGGTTGCCCATCCTTAAACCGGCATTGAAGGTAGAAACTCTTGCGTCCCTCCTTCGTGTAGTAACGCACCTTCTCAAATAGGTACTCCCCTTTCGGTCCAGTGTACGTGTACGTCTCACTTCGCGGTCTAGTGGAGACAACGGCCTCCCTTATGCGCCGGTCCTCTTGCGTGAGTCCGAGTGACTGCAAAATAGCGTCCTCACTGCACCCAACTTGACATCGCATATGGATATACCCGTCGCTACCTTCCCATGCGGCAAACGAGGGATGGGAGTCATCATGGGCAGGGCACTTGGATCGTACTCCGGGCTGGTCTTTATATGTGAAGGGTTTTGGATTGTCGAGTCGTTCGGTAAAACTATGAAAGTCCATACAATTCGTTTCTCTTGTCAAAAGCGGTCGTGGCCACAGCAAGTGCGGCCCACATGTCAGCCTTGAATCCGTAAGTGGCTCCTGGGCTGTTCTTCTTCCCTGGGGCACCATATCGGTCAATCAAGGCTTGACGAATATTCATATCGTTCGCTCTGGAACTATGACAGATATGATTCTTGATTGCAATGCGTGTCAAGCGTTTACAACTGTCATTATTGCCCCACCATGCCATGAACTTGCCAGCCCACACGCAAGTCTCAAATACTTCTTGGCCGACTGGCATTCCGTAGGATGCGATCATTTCAATGCACAGGTGGTAGTTTTCCTCGCATCCTAGTGTGGGTAGCCATTCTTTCAAATCTTCGTTGTCTAGAATATTCCTGCTGACTATGCGTCCTGCATCATCCAAAATTACGACCGCTGATTGCACGGGTCCAGGGTCAATCCCCACAATATAATGCGTGTGTTCAGTAATGGCGCACCTCCCAGAAGATCGTGTTATCGCCTGTATCTGTTAATGGGCCGTCAATGGTTGTGAACTCCACGACCGCACCGTCAAACTTGTCAAGTAGGTGATTCAGCATCTCGTATGAATTGTTGTCCATGCGCGACTGTAATAGCATGAGCGCATACAGGCCGGTACAGTGATACTGCTCGGTCGCTAACGCAATTCTCATGGGTAGCTTGCAGGGACTCCAACGCAGGGATAGCCCTTCATGGGTCCGCATGGCTTCGCCTTGGATCAAGATACGGTCATCATCAATACACCGACTGAGCGTAACTCGCTCAAGGTCAGCACCCTCGCAAATCCACTGGTTGAGTATGTACGGAACCTCGACTGGGCGCAATCTCTGCCCGTATCGCGGAAACGTGCAACCACCGATCCCTAGATACCGAAGCATCCATCGCCCGTCACTATGCCGTGGTAGGTTTCGATAAATCGTGTTAAACCCAATATAGGTTTCAACCTGCCAACCGAACTCCCCTCGCTTGAGGAGTTCGGCCATTTGTTGCTTGGATTCTATGCGCATCAGGCACCTACCTTGAAGGTTGCAATGACTGCGCGGAACTTCATCTCGTCACTGACTGGGGTGACCAGCGCAGAGTGGGTGCCGCTGTACGGGTTACGTGCAATCGAAATCGTAATCTTCTCGGCTGGTTTGCAAGCACGAATAGCTTCAAGCACCTGGCTTGCGTCCAGGATAACTTTCTCTCCCGTGCCTGTGATTTCACAAGGAAGTGATTCTTCTGACTTACGGGGCGGGTTGAGGCTAATCGCAGACATCTTGACTGCTGACGCGGAACCTGGAACAATGTCCAGCTTGCGTTCGTCGTCGTGAGTGCTGGCGAATCGACCCAAAGCCGCCTCTAGCATGGACCGATTGAACGTGTACGTGAAGATGGGGGTCACATCAAACAGCTTCTCCCACTTCGGCGGCAACGAACCAGATACACGCTGACTTACGATCTCATGGCCATCCAGCGTCCCGGCATGGATGCGGTAATCGTTCCAGCGAATTAGCAATCGACCCTTATGCTTCATAGCAATAATGGCCGCAACCATCCTGGGTGGCAACAAAATCGTGCCCGTCGTGGACTCGGTAGCCGAGTCGATTGTGTCCGCATGGAGTCGAACCTTATCCGTCGCTACCAGACTCATATCCTTGCCAGTGCAAGTCACGCAAGGGCACTCAAACGGAAGCGAGATGCGCGTCTTCATGAGGGCCGGTCGAATGCGCTCCAAGGATTCTCGCAATAGGTCGGCGTCTACCGAAATACCTTCCTCTTGGGCTAGTACGGGAATCTGCGGAAAATCGGTTGATTCTAAGACACTGAATCGAATATCACCGTTGCGCCATTTAAGCCGACACTTTGATTCACGAAAGGTGATCGTAATAGTGGGTGACTCAATCGTCCAGATTGGGCTCAGGACCCTTGGGTCCACGCAAAAGTCTCCTAGGATTTCATTCTCAATCTGAATGACCTGCGATTGCCACGTCTCTCGTGAAAATCCTGCAATCAAAAGTTGATTGACGCCGAACTTGAATCGGACAAATGTGGACGCGTCTCCTCCACCTGGAGCATTCGCAAACTTAACGGCGAGTCGTAGTGATTCTGTGGGTACTACCCATTCTTGTACTTGCATTCCTAGTAATTCTCCAGCCCAGGCAGTTTCGGTTGCGCAGGGGATTGGTCGAGGTGTAATCGGTAACGAGTCGATAGGCGGTGGATTGATGAAATCGGCACCCCAGTCAACTCATAGACTTGTTGTGCGGTCATTTGCTGGCCGATGTAGAGATTGTAGACTTCCTCGCATACCTCTATGGAATACGTGTTAGGTCGCCCTTTTCCTTTTCCTGTGAACACCATGACGACCAGTATACATGAATTTCAATCAATTTCGATTTTTTATGAAAAATATCTTGATTCTTCCAGAAGACACGGTATAGTGTTGTCATGGAAAACGAAACCCATACCGCAAAACCCGACTTCATGGGCATGACCGAAACCGAATATCAGGCATGGATTGAGGAAGCATTGGCTAACCCTACCACCCCTGAAAAATCATTTGAAATTGATTCCGACGGCGCACTTGATTGGGTTCTTGGCAAGTTCCTAGAATGCGAAAGCCAACTACAAGCAATTCAGAACAGCCCCGAGGTCATCCGAGCCAAGGCAATCATCGCCAATGCCCAAGACCTAGAGAGGCGCGCCAAGGAGCGCATTGAGCGATTACACGGTCGATTTGACAATGAAATCGCCCATTACGTTCAAGCGAAATTGGAAGGGAAACGCACTCGCACGTACCGAACCCTCCTGGGAGCCGTATCATTGAGAAACAAGGCCGCAGGATTAACTGTGATAAACAAGGAGTCGGCTCTTGAGTGGGCTAAAGACGCATACCCTGCCGCTGTCACGACCGAGATCAAAGAGTCGTTCAAGATTTCCGAAGTGGACAGTGTTATGAAAGCGATTCTCATGGCGGAATCGAACGACACATTGGCTCGTCGTGGACTGCTGGCGACACCTGCGACTGAAACACTTACGATTACGACGGGGGTTGGTGGTGCAGAGTAGCGAGTCAGCCGTTATAGAGTTAGCGATTAGTCGTTACTTCCCTGAGGCGTACGATTTACCATGCGCCTCAGTGTGTGGCGGGTTTATTCGTAGCACCCTAGAGGGGACGCCTCCGAATGACCTGGACGTATTCTTTGATAGCCCCGATTCGTTATATGGGGCTGTCGCTAAGATTTGCGGGGTAGGTCGATACATATGCACGGAAACGCGTTATGCGTTTACGTTTGTAAACGGTTCCAAGAAGATTCAGTTCATCAAAAATATTTACGGACAATATAACGAATTGCCTTTACAATTCGACTTTACGGTTTGTATGGCATCAATTCCGCTTATCCCTGGGTCTAACGTATTCATGTCGGGCCTATGTCGTGATGATTTAACAGCGCGACGTATCCGCATTTATGGAATCACCGACGCGCTAGGCACTTTGAGGCGCGTGGCGCGGTATATGGAATACGGTTACTCTATTGAACCGTGTGACATTCTCACTATTCACGACGCTTTATCTCTGCAACGCCCCAAAGGTGACGACTATCCCGAAGAAACACTTCTTCCTACAACCAGTACAGCCTTGTGCCCAGACGAGTATGACCCGTTTGCAATGTAATCATGGAAGCAAAGAAAACATCTCACGTATATGAAGCAATTTCCAGCGTCATGTTGGAACTGTCCAAAGAAGGTATCGGTAAGGAGGGATACAACCCAAGTCAAAAGTACAAGTTCCGTGGAATTGACGCGGTATATAATGCCTTGTCGTCGCTTCTCGCGGCTAACAAACTTGTCATCATTCCACGAGTCCTCGACCATAAGCTAGAGGAGCGTGTTACCTCCAACGGTGGCCGCATGGCTTACTCGTTTGTTGACGTGGAATTCGATCTTGTGTCGTCAGTGGATGGGTCAACCCACACGTGCCGAACAAGGGGCGAAGGGATGGATACCTCCGACAAGTCCACTAACAAAGCGATGTCGGCGGCTTACAAGTACATGGCGTTCATGCTGTTTTGTATCCCAACCGAGGGTGATAATGATGCTGACGCGCACACTCCGCAGGTTATGGCGAGAGGTGAGCGACCTCGCGACGAGCAGGTACAACGCACAGTCGCCGCCGCACCCAATACAAATGAGCGTGACGCTGGCGCGTGGCTAAAGAAGATCGGACTGCAAGCCGAAGCATTCAAGGAGTTCAAGGCCGCGATTCCACCGGACATGTTGTGGTACAACGTAGCTCTGGATGCGTCAGCGCGAGGTGTGACCAACGTAACCGAGCTAATGATTTACGTCAAGGAAGGTCGGGCTCCAGGTTTTGAATCAGTGGTGGGCAACGATGATTAACTTGCAATCGTGTCTATTGTCTGACCAGTCGGAGTCCACAAAGGGAGGGCGAGTCTACGGGGTCGCCCTCCAGGGCACTCTTGATGATTTGCACCATGCCTATTGTCGAATCATGGAGCAATCGACTGAGCCCGGTAGTGAACTGCAAGTCTATTACCACCGCATAGGCGAGGTGGAATGCTGTGTACCCATCTTTAATCCGCGCCGAGAACTAACGTATTTGGTCGTGATGTCACCTAAAAGTGACGTGGTGCTGGATGACCTGACGCTCGTTCCATTGCATGACGATTATCCCCTAACGCGATACGAGTATAGAGTCATGCAGCATTTAGACAAACCGTCACAGGTTCGTGTGTGGAGGGTTGGGCCATGAATCTACTTTCGCAATTTTGGCTGTCAGCTACATGCTCATTGCGGCCTGTACTGCTGAGGAATTCACAAGTGGTTGAGGTGAGCGAATGAGTCCCGAAGAAAAGCAAGCATTCTTTGCATCGTTCAAATCCGTTAAGCCTAACGCCAAGAAGATAGCCGAAGACGAAAATAAAAACTTACGATTTGCTATTTGCGGGGACCATCCCCACTCAGGAAAACAAGGCACGTTGGGGGTCGTTGACGGCAATATAAGCACTATTCAATTATTCGGAAAGACCATGTACGCAATTAAGTTTGACCCCGATATTGCAGAACATCAAGATCAAGGATGCTTTGCCGAAAAGAAGAACTTAAAGCCAATTTATGAGGCCAACAAGTGAGCAACAAACCAACCCCCGACCATATTCCCGACACCGACGCTTGCCCTAACTGTGATTCCTTAGTTAAAGAGGTGGCAAAGCTAAGGGACTTTATTGAGGGCCTTATTGCCGAACACGAAAGGCATCAAGCAGAAGGGTTATTGATCGTATGGGGGCAAGGATCGCTTGCGACAATAAAGCACGTATTAAGCAAGTTGCCCACTCCCCCATCTACTGAACCAAAGGAGGAACCAAATGATAACTAGAAAATCGGCCCCGCCGCAAGCAAACTGGTGGGCCAACGTGAACACGCAAATCATACTTTTCTGTTGTGCGAGCTTGATAGTATTGTGGTGTACGTGTGGGCGTTTGCTGGTGCCTGATGTCAAGCAGATCGGCAGTAAGGAACCGTCCTCGCAATACGTATGGCTTGACAGTGGGTCATCTGTGCAACCAGTGGCTTATTGGGGTGAATTTAGAGATGGGGACGTATTCAGCGTGGGGCAGTACACCGCAAGAATGTACCACCATAAGCCAACAAGGTCTTACAATGAACCTATACCCAAGAAATCCGAACCCCGTGGGTACCTGACAATGGCTATGAGGTCGCTAGATAGTGGGGGTGTGCATAAACTTGTTTTCTACGGCCCCATATCGAGGCTACACACGATACTTTACGAGGTCGACCATATGAAACCGCCGCAGGTTTTGTATGGTATGCCCTGCACGGATTTTGATCGTTACCAAAAGCAAAGTAAATCCGTGTTATCGTTCCATGTAGATAAATAGACGCAAATAAAAGAGCCCGACCGCGTAAATGGTCGGGCTCTTTTGCGCCTGATTATCCTACAGACTAGGTGTCCGGTGTGACCCGTAAAGTATCGGTTCCAGCGGCATTGATTTTAATTTTTGCCGTCTTGCCGACACCGATAGCCACGCCAGTTGAACCATTGATGTTGACCGTAATAATCTGGTCGCATGAGTTAGTGAATGTCCACTCCCAGTTGACGTTAGTTCCCTGGTTGGCGCTAACGGCTGGCAGGATGAACGTTCGGCCTGAACCACCACCTGTACCAGAGAAGGTAATGTTCTTATATCGACAAGTGAGGTAGGTAGCAGTCACGTTAGCCGAAGCGTAGGTGACCGTAGTCGAGAGTCGCTGAATGTCGTGCTGATTCTGATAGGACTCTTGGCCGAGCGTTCCCGAAGGTGCTGGCTGAGTGCCTGGAATCATTTCCACGTCAGTCCATGCAGAGTAGGTCGTATCTGTGGCTGATAGGCTAGTACGAGCGTACAACTGGACTAGAAGCGACTGGTCTGTCGAGTTAATATAGATCGTAGCATTGACCCGTTGCCACTGGTCCATTGGCGTGATAGGTACCTGCGTCACGTCGCCTGTTCCAGTGGTTAATTGGAGTGCAGGATTATTCGTAGACGCCTTGGGGACGTACACCCACACGGACACTGTGACGAACGACCCACGAAGGTAGTACGCATCAATGACCGAGAATGTATAAGTTGCTAAGCATATACCGGTTGAGCTACTAGGAATCAACTTGTAAACGTAGTTAGGGGCCGACGATGACATGCCGGTGTCAAAGTTCGGAATCAAACCAGTGATGGTCGATACTGGAACAACACCTGCACCACCAACCGAGCCCGAAGATCGCCATTCGTTGTTTGTCTCTGATCGTCCAAACTTGGAGTCAGGGAAGAGATTCGGGCCAAAGAACGCCGGTTGCGTGATCGTGTTGTACGTGAACTGATCGTACTGACGCAGTGGCTTATTGCCGAACGCGACAATGGAGTCCCCACCGAAGATGTTGCTGTTGATGTCCCAACCCCATACTGCGCCGAATGCGTAGAAGCAACGAGCAAAGAACACTGCACCCGATGGTGAAGCGTAATCCGCCCGGAGCCACTTGGAGACTTCCTGGAGGTTTGAACCGTCCGGAGTCAAAGCGTACAGATGGACGTACGCGTCGGAATTACCGGCCCATGTACCACCGTTAAAGTCCGACTCGGACTGGAACAGGATGGTACCGTCCGGGGTCAAGCAACCTTGGAATCCTTCACCATGTACTCTACCAGCCATTGTGGTGATCGTGTTGGCGTTAATGTCGATACGCCGCATGATATTTGCGCCCTTGGGACACGCATAGCCATCGTTTGACGGGAAGGTCCCCGCTGGATACGATAGTGCGGCCTGGTCGGGAATCATGTACGCATAATGGTGACCCTGCGCCTTCGTAACCGAACTTGTCGTTATGTAACTGTCGCTACCGGTAATGTTGTGTGACCCATCAAACGGAACACTGGATGCGTCTGGTCTAATGTAAAGAGTATTGACTCCGGTTCCGATCAGATAACCCCAGGCTCCGCTGGTCGCTTGGCGCATAATGTCGCCAACAATAAACGTGCCATTCCAGGTCGCAGTAATGGTGTTTATCCCATCACCGACCATCTCAACAGCGCGGGAATCCTGACCACCCATGCCTTGCGTCCCTGTAACAGATGCGCTGGCCGCTAGGGGATACGGGTTGACTCCAATAAAGTAATTGAGTCCACCACCCAGGTTGGTTGTGGATGATGCTACGGTCGGGGTTGTAGTTGAGTTTGTGGTGACACCCGTAACCAGTGAGCCAGTGATAAACACCCCGCTGGATGGGTCCAGGTTAATTGTGAGCGTGTTCGTACCGTTGTCGGCTGTAACATACCCAAAGTTAGAACCCTGGTTGACTCGCTCCCCTAAACGGAAAGGCGCAGACTCAGAACTGTACGTTAATGTCTGCTGGTAAATGGTGGCTGACGAAGCCCACGATGACCGTGCGGGGCCGTTGACATTGGTTAAGCCCCAATACTGCCCCCAGTTGGTCGGGTTATTGCACATGTCGGCAACGTTATCGCAGTAAATAATTCCTGCCTGATAATCGTTATCGCCACACATGATATAGAGGCGACCTTCATAGGCCCCGAACCCAGGAAAGAATTCGGCTCCGTGGAAGTGTCTAATTGACTGCGTACCCCCCGCTCCGAAGCTGTTGCCGGTTCCGCGACACGTAAACATCTTGTGCCAGACAAGAGGTTCCTTATCGGGTAGGTTGAAGTACATGGAAGGATTACCTTCGCAGTAGTCTCCAAACCAAATAACCCTAGTGTTGCTGTACGTGCCGCTGGCTACCGTGATTGGACCTGCGATAATTCCGCAGTCACAAATCTGGTGAGCAAGGTAGATCGAACTAGAGCCTGTGTCAAGTGCTGGCTTAAACGGAATGTTTTGCCCGTCTGGGCTCCACTCCAGCCACCATACGTTTGCTGTCTTCACCAGCGCGGTAAGGGTGTTCAGATTTGCACCCGAGGTGGTAAAGTTAATTTGGTGTGAGTTATCGAAGTCGGCAGGTGAAGTGCCCGACTCTTCAATAGTGGCGACACCGGCCACCACTGATAGGACTCGACCGGTTGCAAGGCTTGTGGCCTGAGTGACCGCTTCACCCGCTTGAGGTGAGCCGCTTACGGTCCCAGTAATCACAAACCGGTTGGCTTGCTGGCAAGCGTAAATACCCGAATTAGTCCCATATAGGGAGTTCCCGAGCGAATAGCTGGCGTAGTTTGTAGACGCTCCACGGCGAGTCGTCTGTCCGTTATACAGGGCGATACCCGTATTGGATTTATACGGCGAAACAACATAGTTCTCAGATTGCTGAAACTGTGAGGCGGTAGTCACCGACGCATTCGATGTCTGCCCGGTGATGGTGTCTGCAAACACAAACTGGGCGGTACTCGTCGGCCTGATAATCAAAATGCCTGACGCCCCACCAGCACCGGAGTCCTGGATCAAGATGCCGGTCGCACCCGAAACGGAACCGGTAACAACCTCACCGTTAATGAAGTTGCCCGATTTAGTTGCAGTGTACGTGTAATCGACAGGACTATTCCACAAGCATTGACCTTGGATGATCTTCGCCTTGTGCGTCGTTACGTTGGCTACCGTGCCTGTATATCCCGGAATCACGTAAGATGACTGCGGGATAATGTTTCCCCCGATGCGTCCAGCACTAGGGGGAATTTGCGCTACCCCTAGCATTGAAAGCATCAGGAGTAGAAACGAAGTAATGTATTTCATTAAGATCGAACTCTCCCTACAACGTAGATGTCAAGAATGAATAAAGCCACCGGAGACGACGCGGTTGGGTTATATCCCGTCGCGTATCCGTTAGTTCCGGTACCTGCTGAACCATCAACCGTACCGCCCGTGTTGATGGTAACCGTCGGTACACCTGTTGACCCGTTAATGACTCGCAACCTACAAGCGACCGCCCCTGATGGAAGTGCCGCGATAGGGTGCGTACCATCCGGTGATGTGTGCAACACTAGATATGATAGCCCACGAGTTCCGCTGGCTCCAAGCGTAACAGTAATCGCTGACCATTTAACCGATGCGGTATCAACCATTGGAATGACAATGCCATTAGCATCAATGTATTCGACCCCCAACGTATCACCACTGCCGCCAGCATCAAACAGGCACACAGCGAGTGGATTTAGGTTAATTGGCATTGCGGCATTAGTGGATTGCCCGGACGAAACTGTCACGTTACCGCCGGGTGCAATAAAATAAATGGTGCCGATACTAAGCGCCGTAGGTGTGGTTGCGTTAGGCGCTACAACTTGAGTGGCAATACCGCCACCTGAGCCCACCGAGGAATCAATGGTTCCAGCCGTATTGATCGTGACACTACCAGAAGTTACGTTAACTATCAATGTAGCCCCGCCGTTAGTTAGCGTGTTTAGGAAGTGTGTACCATCGGGTTTCGTCTGGGTGACGAGATAACCAAACCCACGAGCCGTACCCGCAGGAATAGTTAGTGTTACAGCCCCAAATGTCGCTCCAGTGGAATCTACAAATGGGATTTCTAGGCCCCCACTGCTACGCATTTCCACGTTGACAGTAGAACCGCTACCCGACGCATCAAAAAATGCGGTCTGCGCGGGTGTGACGGGTCCGGTCCCAACCTGCATTAGCTCAAACTTGGGCAAGGTAACCGAAGCAAATGAGACAGAGGGTGCAAAGCAAGTTGCCACTAGCGCAATGCCTACTTTCACCCAGTTTGGTAAAGTTCCCCACCACCCGAAGCGGTGCGGGATAGATTGGAAACTGGTGTTTTCTTTCATAGCCGTAAGACTAGTATACTTATAGTTTAACGGTACGACAACGAAAACCCTCGGCACCGACCCGAAGATATGGCTACAGTAGATAGTGAGTCTACCGCGAATGCACCCTGCAATGGGGTAATGATATTAGGTTTGGGATTATAGATTACCGAACCCCCGAGTCCCATGTGACGTAAATTACATTCGTAAGCCAAAGCTACCGCGCATACCATGTCATCATGCTTGCCTTGTGGTGCTGACATTTGAAGCAATCCGCTTGGCAACTTATTGAACTTATACGCTCCAAATTCCCTCTGGCACTCCGCTCCAAGGAGTGTTTCATTATTAAGCAGGTGCCCCGAGTGCTCGTCAAATGCTAAAGACAACTGATTCATAATTCGCGTCTTCTTATCGTTACTGAACACGAACGGTTCAACTCGCGCATAGAAACAATCCTGTCCTAATTGATCTACCGTCCCCGCTTCGCGAGTTGCGTCGGCCACGACCGGACATTGCCATTTCTGGAGGGCCGCTCCGATAATGCGCATCATGCTAGGATACGGCTGGATATTAAGCCTGATTAAATGCGCCAAGCAATTTAAGGTGCTATCCCAGATCGCGAGGACCGTAAAATCATTGACCTTCCCTAAGTCAAGACCGGCGCAATATTGGTGGCCGTCGATTGGTTCTTCTTGCCACTCAGCGTCACACACCTCATGATACGTGCGGAACACGGAGCCACCAGAGCCCAGGAAGTCCCCGTAGATTTCCTGACGGATTAGATCATGAGTCATACCTTCCGTCATAGACCGAATCTCCTCCACGGTCATGATGGGGTTTTCCCCACTCCAGCACTGCTCACTCCACCACTCGGGGCGACTCGGGTCTTTACCCATGTCGAATATGGCTTTGTACCAGTTGTCACCGTTCGGTGTGCTAGGGAAAATAGCAGAACCTTTTCGGTCAGCGAGTGCTGGCCGAATGCTTCTCCACCAGGGGTCGGGCGAATCCTCTAGTGCGGCCTCGTCAAAGATACACAAATCCCAACCGTCTCCTACGAGAGATCGCGGATTGTCGGTGCTCTTAGCCTGAATGATACCGCCCGTCTTTAACTTGAGCGACTGTTTGCCTTCCTGCGTAATCAAGTCCGAAATCAATTCGCGGAACTTGCTACCCTCGATCATGGCAACCGTCTCGGACCACACCTTGTTCGCTAGGTTGTAAGTCGGGGCCGCATTCATAACCCATCCACCGAGAATAGCGCATGTTGCAGATTCAAACCCGCAAGCTTTTGTCTTGCCGGTACGCCGACCCCAGTCAGGCACACGGAATCGGTTGCGTGCTTCATGCAACCGCAACTGGGGCGGGTTTGGGTCGTAGTCCATCGCTTCCGCGTATGGTTTCATTTGTTCCCATGTCAGCTTCGACATAAGAAATTGCCACGGTGCGCGAGGTTGAATCTTACGCAATCGGTGGGCTCCCTGGAACGTAGCGAGCGGTAATATTAGTCGTAGCTCGTTGTATTGTAATGTCGTGAGTGATTTCGGTTACCATTAGCGGGATGCTGGATAGTGGCACACGGTCACCCGCATAGCACACGTTGTCTAGAGGGAAAATGTCCGGTTGCAACCAGGCCGTCGGAAGACTTACGTCCAGCCCCGGCAGGGAAAAAACTCGGTACATGTAGTCTGCCGCATTCGATGCAAAGGTCGAGTCCGCAAAGATACCGTCTACCCATTGGCCCATGTTCTGATAGCCTAAGTGGTTGTACGCCGTTGGATCGAAAATAATTGGGTTTGTGGACGGGTCAACCGGTCGGCGCTCAATGATTGGGTTCCAGTAAGGGGTGTACGAGTTGATGCCAATAATCGCAAAGTCTGATCGAACCTCGCGCATGTTCTTGCGCACACTGGATGCGAGTACGCTATTAAAATTCAGGCCGGTTCCTAAGACGCTTTCCCAGTCAGAATCAAAGAATACACGCTTAATACCGTCCGCAAGTTGGAACTTCTCAAAATGAAGCTTACCGGCCACGTCCGTAAATACCATATATCCAATCGGGTTAGCCTGTTTAATCAGTAGCTCGTCCAGCTTACCATTGGCATATCTATTCTGCAAGCTACCAGCATCACCAATCCCAAGGAACGGCGCAGGGTTACCGTACTGATCGCCAAGGTCGGTGTCAGGGTCAGGTCCGACTAGCGCATTAAAGTACAAGTCATCAGGCACAAATCCCCCAAGTTGTGCAAGGTACGATGCCGCATAGAATTGGTTCCACGCATCCATACGCGGCAAGTCCCATCGCGGGGAATCAAGCTGAATCATGCGGTCGCAACACGTCATGACGAACAAAGAGCCTCCCTCGACCGATTCCACGTCCCCTTCGCAGTGGCCGTAGCCTGTGAAGATAAGTTGAGGACTTGACATGGAGCCGCCATCGGTTGTGCGTGAAGCGTACACCTGCACGGCTACCTGCCCGGTATTCAGCATCCAGTTACCCCACGACCCGTCGTAGTTATTAAAGAACAACTTGGCATACGAGTGAATAGTTAGGGCCTCGGGGTCGAACTTGTGATTGACAACGATGCGCTCAGGGAATAGTTGGGTGGCCGGTTGAGGGTCCGAATAATCGTTAGGTGTGGAGTCAGTGTAGAACCCCCGAATCACTTTTGTCAGGTCCGAATACGCGTTACCTTTATAGGTGCCGTCTGTTGGCCCCGTGAAGTCCACCTTGGCACGCAAATTAGGGCCAGTCGTTTGGGTATACGGTTGACCTGTGCCGGGGTCCACCGTGCTCGTATCCAGGGTTTCCGTCCAACCAGCACCGCTATCAGGAGCATTG